CTGCAGAATCCTGTTGTTTATGGGGAATAATGGACATAAATGACAATACTTTGATAATTTATAGAGAATTATACAAAAAAGGCTTGACAGGAGACGAATTAGGTGCTATAATAACAGATATGGAGACAGAAGACCCTTTTTCTGTGAATGGGGTTTTAGATACAGCAGCTTGGGCAAGAACAGGTACAACTGGTCCAACTGTAGGAGAAAGTTTAATTAGAGCTGGTCATAAATTAAGACGAGCTGATAAGAATAGAATACAAGGTAAAATACAAATACACGAGTATTTAAAAGTTAGAGAAAACGGTAGACCTAAGTTACAGATATTTAATACATGTCCGAACTTAATAAGAGAATTACAGTCTATACCGTTATCTAAAACTAATCCTGAAGATGTTGATACGAAAGCTTCAGACCACGCATATGATGCTTTACGTTATATGATTATGAGCAGACCAAGAATGGAAAGCCCATTAGAAAGGATTAGAGGTTTAAAACGTGAGATGTATAGACCAGTAGATTCTACATTTGGTTATTAATATGGCAGAAGATAATACATTTTTAAATGCTGATTACATCTACGAAGAAGTAGAAGGTGAGTCTGGTAAAAACTTAACACTGCCTGACGACCAGCGTAGAAATCTTATTGGTATTATCAAAGGTAGATATGCTCAAGCAGAAGATGCTAGAGAAACTGATGAAAGAAGATGGTTACGGGCATATGAAAATTACAGAGGTCTTTATAACAAATCTGTAAAGTTTAGAGACTCTGAAAAATCTAGAATATTTGTTAAGATAACCAAAACAAAAGTACTCGCTGCTTTTGGTCAACTTGTTGATGTTATTTTCGGTACAGGTAAGTTTCCTATCGGTATAGCAGAAACTAAAATACCTGAAGGCGAAACAGACTATGCACACCTTGATACTTCTAATCCTGTACCGGGAATAGAAACTACAGAAGGTGAGATACCAGATGATATTGGTAATAGAATAGATAGTCCTTATGATGTTGGTTACGAAGGAGATGGTAGAACTTTAAAACCGGGTGCTACTTTTTACAACGGTATTTTTGAAGACAGTCTTGAAGACCAAGCAGAACAAGCTGGTATTTTAAAAGATGGTACTAGTCCTGACCCACAAGCAATAGAGTTATCTCCTGCACAAAGAGCTGCAAGAAGAATGGAGAAACTAATCCATGACCAGATTGAAGAATCAAACGGTAACTCAGAATTAAGAAATGCTCTTTTAGAATCTGCTCTACTTGGTACAGGGATTGTAAAAGGACCATTTAACTTTAATAAAAAACTTCACAAGTGGGATACAAACGAAGACGGTGAAAGAACTTATAACCCATTAGAAGTTAGAGTACCTAGAATAGAATTTGTAAGTTGCTGGGATTTTTATCCTGACCCATCAGCAACTAATATGGAAGAATGTGAATACGTTATCCATAGACATAAAATGAATAGAAGTCAATTAAGGCAACTACGTAATATGCCTTACTTTGATGAAGATGCAATTAGAGCTTGTATCCAAATGGGTCCTAATTATATTGAAAAAGATTTTGAATCTTCTCTAAAAGATGATGCAAGAGCTGATGAATCTTACGACAATAGCTTTGAAGTTATTGAGTATTGGGGAATCATGGATGCAGAATATGCTAGAGAAGTAGGTGTTGAACTTAGCGATGATATAGATGATTTAGATGAAGTTCAAGTAAACGTATGGATATGTGGAGACCAACTTTTAAGAGCTGTAATAAATCCATTTACTCCATACAGAATACCATATCATTCGTTCCCATACGAAAGAAACCCATATAACTTCTTTGGTATTGGTGTAGCAGAAAATATGGATGACAGTCAACAGATTATGAACGGTCATGCAAGAATGGCTGTAGATAATTTAGCAATGGCTGGTTCTTTGGTATTTGATGTAGATGAGTCTGCTTTAGTTGGTGGACAATCAATGGAAATATATCCGGGTAAGATATTCAGAAGACAAGCTGGAATGCCGGGACAAGCTATACACGGTTTGAAATTTCCTAATACAGCACCAGAGAACATGATGATGTTTGATAAGTTTAGACAACTTGCAGACGAGCAAACAGGTATACCTAGTTATTCACACGGACAAACAGGTGTTCAAAGTATGACAAGGACTGCTTCAGGTATGTCCATGTTACTTGGAGCATCAAGTTTAAATATTAAAACAGTTATCAAAAACCTTGATGACTTTTTATTAAAGCCACTTGGAGAAGCTTATTTCCAGTGGAACATGCAATTCCTAGAAGATGAGTTGGATGTGAAAGGTGATTTAGAAGTTAAAGCTACTGGTACAAATAGCTTGATGCAAAAAGAAGTACGTTCTCAAAGATTGACAATGTTCTTACAAACTGCACAAAGTCCTGCTATTGCACCGTTTGTTAAAATTTCTAAACTCGTAAGTGAACTAGCCTACAGCTTAGATTTAGACCCTGATGAAATACTCAACGACCCTGAAGAAGCTGCAATTATGGCACAAATAATAGGAATGCAAAATGCTGGACAAACGATTGGCGAGGAGACTCAACCTACTGACGGGCAACCCGGAGCTATGGGAGGCATTCAAGGAACACCTCAACAACCTCAAGAGCTTGGACCTACAGGCACTGGTGGTGGCAACATCGGAACAGGAAATGTACCGGTTGCAGGGGAAGGTGAATTCTCTGGTACGCCTAGAGCAGTTGGACCTACAGGTTAAAGAGGCAATTACTAGGAAGGAAGAAAAATAATGTTAGAAGACGACAGAAAAAAATATAACATGGGAACTGAAAAAGAGTTAGTAGGCGACCAAAAAGAATTAGATGTGGACAATGATAATGATATTGACGCAAATGATTTTAAAAAATTAAGAGAACAAAAACAAGAAGGTGGCTCAATAGATGACCAAATGATGATGGTTATGACACCACCAATGGAATCTGAAATGGAATCAGACGATGACATGGAAGATGGATATACACAGTTTATTATGGAAGAAGCATTAACAGAAGAAGAAGAAGATATGCTTATGTCCAAACTAGAACAAGATGAGGAACTAGCTATGCTATTTGATAAAGTTATAGACGTTGCTCAAGAATTTGCTGGAGCTGGTCCTGTTGAAGGTCCGGGTTCAGGAGTCTCTGACAGTATACCTGCTAGGTTATCTGATGGAGAATTTGTCTTTACTGCAAAAGCTACAGAGCAAATCGGAGCTGATGAATTGATGCGTATGATGAAAGATGCTGAAGCTGCTGCAGATGAAAGACAAGGATTAGCTGAAGGCGGAACGTCTAAAGACGAAGAACCTGAAACTGTTACTATGGTAGCTGAACAAGCTCCTATGAAACAGGATATTAGAGTTACCAAAGAAACTGTCGGTACTCAAGCAGCAATGCAAGAGGAAGAAGATTTAGTTGGTGATGAAATTAAAAAAGGTATGTTGTCTGCAAGACCATACGTTAGAAGCTAGATAAACGATAAAGCTACCCGAAGATATTCGGCACTTTATTTTATATTAACCCGAAAGGCTACCTTTACAAGAACAAGCCCTGCACAGTCGACAAACGCAGCTACCTTGTTAAACGAAGCCCTGAGTAAGGAGAAAAGAAAATGACTAATAAAGTCCAAGCAGAGGAAACGCCAAATCCTTATAATGCGAAAAAAGAATGGCACACAGAAGATAAACCTTTTGTATCATCAGAATCTTTGTATTTTGAAGAGCCTTCAAACAAGTTATTTAAAAGTAACGATGTTACTGAAATAAATGAAGAAGGAAGTGTAAATACTGAAGAACTGGAATCTAAAAAGGATGTACCTTATAAGAAACCAGACTACAAAAAAAGATACGATGATTTAAAAAGACATTACGATAGTAAACTTAATGAGTTTAAAACTAGGGAACAGGAACTTTTAGAAGAAGCTACTAAAAATAGAACTGAATATAAGGCTCCAAAAACTGAAGAAGAACTCGAAGAATTTAAGAATCAATATCCTGATGTCTACGAAGTTGTAGAAACTGTTGCTCACATGCAAAGTGAGACTAAAGCAAAAGTTCTAGAAGAACGCCTTAGTAAACTTCAAGAAAGAGAGAATCAGTTAGTACGACAAGATGCAGAAAAAAGGTTGATGGAAAGACATCCTGATTTTGAAGATATTAGAAACAGTGATGACTTCCACGGTTGGGCAAAAGAACAGCATAAGTCTATCCAAGATTGGATATACAATAACGCTGACGATGCTGACCTAGCTTCACGTGCTTAAGATTTATTTAAAAAAGATTTTGGTATAGAACCTACAAAGACGAAGTCATCTTCTAAACAGACTAGAAAATCTGCTGCTGATATGGTATCTACAAAAACAACAAGCGTAGAACCTAAACAACAAAAGATATGGTCTGAAAAGGAGATTGCTGCCATGAGTGTTGCAGAATTTGATAAATACGAAAAGGAAATATCAGATGCAATGCAAGAAGGCAGAATCGTAAAGTAAACTATATTTAACTACAAGGAGAATGTATCATGGCTCAATATTTTGAACCTTCAACAGATACTGATGCTAACTTTGCTAACTCCGTAAGTGGACAAGCTAATAGTTTCTTCCTACCTTCCGTTTACTCTAAAAAGGTTTTAAACTTCTTTAGAAAATCTTCGGTTGTAGAAGCTATTACTAACACCGACTATGCCGGTGAGATTTCTGCCTACGGAGACTCAGTAAAAATCATCAAAGAACCAGTAATCTCTGTCTCTGATTATACCAGAGGTAGCGACACTACTGCAACTAAACTAACTGACCAAGAACTAACATTAGTTGTTGACAGTGCTAAAGCTTTCAAATTCATCGTAGATGATATTGAAACAAATATGTCACATGTAAACTTTAAAGAAGTAGCTAGTTCATCTGCTGCTTATGCTTTAAGAGATTCATATGATGCTGCTGTTATCGCAACTATGTTCTCAGGAGTATCAGCTTCATCACCTGACCACGTGTTAGGTACTGACAATGCTACTGACTTAGCTGCTGGAACTTTTGACGGTACTGGTAACTTGGACATTGGTTTTGGTACTAACGAGCATGACCCAATAGACGTTATGGCTAGAATGGCAAGACTATTAGACGAGCAAAATGTTCCTGAAGAAGGAAGATGGTTCGTTGCTGGTCCTGACTTCTACGAAGTTCTAGGTCAAGCTTCTTCTAAATTGTTATCTGTAGACTTCAACGCAGGTCAAGGTTCAATTAGAAATGGTTTAGTATCTAGTGGAAAATTAAGAGGATTTGATATGTACAAGTCTAACAACATTGCTGCAACATCTAATGCTGCTGGTAAATGTTTAGCTGGTCATATCTCATCTACTGCAACTGCTAACACAATTCTTTCAACAGAAGTCCTAAGAGACCCAAGTTCTTTTGGCGACATCGTGAGAGGTCTTCATGTTTATGGTGCGAAAGTACTTAGACCTGAAGCATTAGTAAGTGCTTTCTACGGTATTGATTAAGAATAATCATTTGGGGGAGTCTTAGGACTCCTCCTTTTTTAAAGGGAGATAAAAATGAAAAAAGGTGACTACAAAAACGATATGGGTAACAAATCTGCTAGACGTGAAAAAATGATGTATGGTGGAATGAAGAAAAAAATGAAAGGTGGCGGTAGAGTGATGTACGGTCATGGTGGAAAAGCTGCTATGGAAAAAGCTAAACCTTGCTAAAATGAAAGTCGCAGCACCTAAAGGCTATCACTGGATGAAGTCCGGTAAGTCTTATAAATTAATGAAAGACCCTTCAGGTGGATATAAACCTCATAAGGGAGCAAGTAAAACAGCAAACTTTGAAATTCAAAAGGTACATAAAAAATAATGGCTACTACATATCTAGATTTAACTAACGAAGTATTAAGAGAACTCAATGAGATTCCGTTGACTGCTGCAAACTTTGCAAACGCTACAGGTCTGCAGAAGTTTGTAAAAGATACTGTTAATAAATCTATATTTGATATAGCTAATGAAGAACCTCAATTACCTTTCTTTTCTGCTGGAGTTAGTGGAAGCAC